ATGTGCGGACGTTTTGCGCAATCGCAAACTAGGGAGGAATACCTGGCTTATCTGGCCGAAGAAGCAGATCGAGACATCGCCTTTGACCCGGAACCCATAGGACGCTACAACGTCGCACCAGGCACACGCGTCCTACTCCTGAGTGAACGTGATGAACAGTTGCACCTCGACCCGGTTCATTGGGGCTATGCGCCAGGATGGTGGGATAAGCCAGCGCTCATTAACGCTCGCGTAGAAACCGCGGCGACAAGCAGAATGTTTAAGCCGCTATGGCAACATGGCCGGGCGATCTGTTTCTCTGATGGATGGTTTGAATGGAAAAAGGAAGGCGACAAAAAACAGCCTTACTTCATCCACAGGAAAGACGGCAAGCCTATATTCATGGCAGCAATTGGCAGCGTCCCTTTCGAGCGCGGGGATGAAGCCGAAGGCTTTTTGATTGTGACCGCCGCTGCTGATCAAGGTCTAGTAGATATTCACGACCGCCGGCCGCTGGTCCTAACGCCGGAAGCAGCACGAGAATGGATGCGGCAGGATGTCACTGGGGCGCAGGCAGTTGAGATTGCCGCCGACGGATCAGTGTCAGCGGACAATTTCATCTGGCACCCGGTTTCTCGCGCAGTGGGTAACGTCAAAAACCAAGGGCCAGAGCTGATAGAGCGAATCACCTGACCCGAAGCAAATCACTGTATCTCGTTGTGTACCGCGGAGATAACATTTCCCGTTTCATCTGCCAGGCGGTCTGGATACCCTGACCGGCAAAGTACAGGGCACCTTTCCCATTTTTGGCATTGAGGTGATCCAGCACTTCCATCAACTTTTCGCTGTTTTTCCGTGGTGCATTGTCGTCAAACAGATTCAACTGGGCCACACCCTGGCTATAGAAGTCGCCGAGCATCACGCCGGCTTTTTGATACCGGTGGCAATCTTTCCAGACAGCATCCAGACAGCGCGTTGCCGCTGCGATAATGTCCCGACTGTCCTGAGTCGGGGTCAGCAGCTTAACCGATGCGCTGTTCCCATAATACGGTTCATTCAGTGCAAACGGGCTCGTTTTGACGAACGCAGAGATAAACCGGCAATATTGATGCTCACCACGGAGTTTCTCCGCTGCGCGAGATGCATAACTGCATATCGCCTGCCTCATTTCATGGTATTCCGTGATACGCCCACCGAACGACCGGCTACAGACGATTTCCTGTTTTACCGGAGCAAACTCCTCCAAACCGAGACAAGGATCGCCGCGCAGCTCTCTAACGGTTCTCTCCAGCACAACGTTGAAGTGCTTCCGGATAAACCGGATATCGGTGTCCGCCAGCTGCAATACCGTCTTAATACCCATTGCCTCTAATTTCTTACTGATGCGGCGCCCGACTCCCCAGACCTCTTCAACCGGAAGTGCGGCCATCAACTTTCGTTGTTTCTCTATGTTGGAAAGGTCCACCACTCCGCCAGTCTGCCGTTGCCACTTCTTCGCCGCGTGATTTGCCAGCTTCGCCAGGGTTTTGGTCTGGGCTATACCTACCCCAACTGTCAGATGCGTGCGTTGCAGAACCGTCTCACGAATTTCCCGGCCAAAATCAGTAAGGTCGCGACAGTTGCGGACGCCAGTAAGGTCGCAAAAGGCCTCGTCGATACTGTAAATTTCGCATCGTGGGGATAGTTCCTCCAGTGTTGTCATCACCCGGTTCGACATATCCGCATAGAGTTCGTAGTTGCTGCTGAAACAGATCACACCATGCCGGCGGAAAATGTCCTTCTGCTTAAAATATGGGTCCCCCATCATCACGAACGGCTTTGCTTCAGCAGAGCGCGCTATCACGCAGCCATCATTGTTGCTGAGGACAACCACCGGCCGCCCCTTAAGGTCCGGGCGAAACACGGTCTCACACGAGGCATAAAACGAATTCACATCGCACAACGCAAACATCACACCACCGGACAGTCATCAAAGCCAGGCTTACTGATTATGTGCGTAACCACACCGATCAGCTCCACATCTACTAGCGCATCACCTTCAATCGACTCCCCATCTTCAGTAATAAGCACGCCGCCGAGAAAGCGGGCGAACTGCTGGCATCCACAAAACGAAACGAGCAAAACCGCAGTAGCGATGGGTGATGATGAGCTCTCAACAACCGCAATTCCACGCTGTGTATCGATAAACCTCGCGTGCTGGCTTATGCCGGTAGCTGCATAAATTGGTTCAGAATGGAGCATATTGGCCTCCGATAAATACTGTTTACATATACAGTAGTTTTATCGAAAGGTCAGATCAAGAACGGTTATACCTATCAATACTCTCATCTGTCTCAACGTGTTGATGTATCTGGTGTTCGGTGAATCGCGCTTTACGCATGGTGATCTCCTCAGAGGACATAATCAGTATGTCGGAAGATCTCTAAAAGTGAATGGTCCGGTTTCCCGGGATACTTACACAACCAATCAATGTGACTTTGCATGTATTGGTGACCAGATTTTCATAAAAAAATATAAAATAAGAGAATACCTAACTAAACTTAAGTGGTTAGTAAAAACGCTAATTAATTAGCACTCTATTTAATAAATACCCTTATCCTCCTTCTGACGACTAGCCAAAATATAGGTCAATACTATGAAATCATTGACTTTATTAAACTTAATGTTTATCTCAGCTAGTGCAATTGCATCTGGAGAATATGAGTTCTGCGTCGACAGAACTTCAAATTCTACACATGAGGTACTGCATGCGAAATTCAACTACGGTGATATAGATCCCGGAAAAGAAGCGGCCAGAATACTCGTCTCTCAGCGTTATAAAAAAGCAGATACAACATCTGTTGCTGTTACAGATTACGACAGTAAGTTATGCAATGCCTCAAGAACGGACTCTCTAACAGTCGAAGCTTCAGGAGAACAACTTCAAAATCTTGCAAATGCAGTCGGCCGTGGGGATGTACCTGGTGCGGTCGTTGTCGCAGCTGACATAGTTGCTGGAGGGGCAGTCTCTGTAGTTGAAAATGCAGGTAGTGCACTGGATGGAGCTAAAAAATTTATTTGTGGTATATTCGGATGTTAGAGATCTAATAAGTTAATCATCAGATTAATTAAAATAGTATTCGATAGGGAATCTAAGGGCATAAAAATTAACAAAATTTCGTAACGAATATCCTACATTATAATATCATTTACTATTGCATTGAATGGAGCGTCTTTTGCAGACGCCCATTCAATTTATTCTTGTGCGGGGAAATATTTGTAAACCGTCTTCACTTCCACGCCGATCACATCTGCGATCTGCTGCCGGGTGGCTCCGTTCTCCAGCATTCGTCGTGCCCGATCGACAACCTCCGGGGTCATCACCCGCCGGCGGCCGCCAATACGCCCCTGCTCTCTCGCCGCAGCCAGTCCTGCGAGGGTCTCCTCCACAATCAAGTTGTAAAAAACAAGAATCTTGTACCAATTTTAGTGGTTGTGTTTTCTTTTAAAAGAAGGTAAAAAATTCCTGTTACTAAATTTATCTTATAACGTTTAATTTAAAAAATTTCGCAACATACAAAATTTTTCTATATTCCATTTAAAAGCCGTTGGCACATCTCTTTTTGTATAACCATCCGTCAGATATTTAAGTGGGTGGAATTGTATTCCCCATACAAGGTTTCATAAGGAACTCCAAATGAAATTATCAACCAATGAAATAAGTGAATGCCAAACATTAATATCAGAACTTGAAAGCTCCGGATGGGAAATCGTAGGCGCTTATTGGGTTAAGTACGCACAAGCTAACGTGCCACCTGAAAAGCAAGGCAAACTGAATATCACTGCTGTCGGGTTCAGTACGAGAGTGCAAGATGCTTACAGATTCTCATTAGCGAATGCCATTAAAAAAGCAGGATTAAAGTTAATTAGCGCTTATGATATAAGATTGTCTGGTGATGATGAATTTCATAGTGGCATATTCCACCTGGAAGAAAAAAAAGAGTTTACCCTTCTAAAAAACGTCTACTTCACATCAACATTTCTTAGCGAACTGTACATCTTGAAGTGTACTGAATCAGAATCAACATACAAATACCATCCCAGAGAGAAATTAACTCTCTTCAAATATTTTAATTCTCAAAAATTCAAAGAAGATTTTTTGAGCGGGAATATTTGGCTAGGTACATTGAGAGGTTATGGTGTGATAGAAAATGAAAACCAGGGGGATAAGCTAGAAGGGGTAACGTGTTACAAAACCAGTGAGTCTTTCGACAAGGATGGTTGGCAAGATTTTTCGAAAAAAAGACCATCCATGGGTGGAATGATTAAATTTAACGGGCCATTTGATGGAACTATATACATAGAAGATCCAACAGTCTATATACCAAATGCATATACCCTTTGTTTTAGCAAGGTACGAAACGATGAATTATTCAAAGATGATTTCGGTGAGTTTTGCGTAAAAATTCACGATGTGGAGAAATTATTCGCCATGATCACCCTTTCACTTTTTGAAGCAGACTCAAGCATTGCAAAACACCCAATGAGTCATCTCAGCGTCGATTACAGTAAAGAAACATTAACAGCCTTAGATTCAGAGCATTTTTCAGCATTTCACAAACCCAGAAGCTATGAATGGCAGACAGAGTATAGATTTGTGTGGAATACTGATCTCAGCCACCAAATTAAGCCATTCCTTCTTGATTCATCAAAGCTACTATCCCCTGAAGTAATCGAGGACCTCGTTTAGAACTATAGAAAAGCAACATTAAGTGATGATCCCGTTACACTTATCACTATATAAAACATTATCACCGACTCTCCCAGAGATAGTCAGGGAAAGTTGGTGATTAGTGTAATTTTTTAAAGCCAATTAATTCTATGAAATCAATTAAGACAGCATATCAAACTGAGCAATCATATCTGCGTCACTAAGCGCGGAGTCAAACAGAACCGCCTTCTGCAGCCAACCACCCCAGAAACCTGAGTTAGATACTGTAGAGCCAGAAACGGAGCTGTTTCTGCCCAACATGACATAATCAAAGGCCGGGCATCCGGTCAGCAGGGTTTCCGGGTTATCAGTCATTCCGCTGTATACCTTCAGTACCCCGTTGTTCAGGGTGATCATCAGCGCATATTCTCCATACTGCGAAAACATTTTCCCTGTAAACGGGATGCCAGCCAGCGTGCTGCCGGCGTTAATGTTGTGTGCAGCCAGAGACTGAAACGCATTGGAGCTGTCAGCCGCGCCCAGACCGAAACCAACGTATTTCAGCGCCGTGTTATTCAGCAGAGAGAACAGGATGTTGCCGCCTGCATTACCGAGCTGTGCGGGTGTCATCACCCCCTTCACGAACATGGAAAAGCTGGATTTCACCCCCGCGGGGATATCCAGCAGGCGGGCGGCGTCTGCCTGACGGTTCGCGCTGGCTGTGCCACCGACCGCTCCGTCTGGAAAGAACGCGGAGCTGGCGTGATACGTGTTTTTCTCGATCTGCATCTGGCTGACCTGCATGGTCCGAGCGCTTCCGACGTAAGGAACATCCGGCTCAGCCAGCGGATCGTTAATCAGGCTGTATTTTACCGAGCCAACAGTATTCCCGCTCCCTTTCACACACAACACACACCGTGCGCTGTCATTGAATCCCTGGAAGATATTGGCCCGGACAGCGAGACGGCCCATTTTTGTTACCTTCTGGTTGCGTACGTCAAAGTTCGCGAAAGCCTGAGCGCCCGCCCCCAGGACCTGAATCTGCAGGTACTGTGCGGTACCGGCTTTAGCAAACAAGGAAACGGCGTTATACAGGGTTGCATCAATCGTACTCTGGTTATCCATGAGCAGATGCGCTTCATTCATGGTGCTTTCCGTTAGGGTACACCAGCCACCTGAAGGCGCTGAGACGGTCAGCCCGGAGGCAGTAAAGTTTGCCGCCGTCTGGTCCAGCGCATTCAGCGCATAGTTTGTTGCCGAGTTTTCCACCCGCATAACCCAGCGATGCGAATATGGGCCAGAACAGTGGTTTCCGGATTTCCATTGCAGATGCCGGGTATGCGGACCTGGCACTCACGCCCGCGAGCAGCTTTGCGTAAATCAGCCATGGTTTTTCCTCCGGGCAGCGTGGCGCAGCCAGCGGACATCCGCCAGGTGGGCCGTATAGTGAAAGGTTGGGATGTCGGAAGGCTTTACTTCGGCTTTGCGCTTACGGCGGCGCGCAGGAACGCGGAATATGCCGCGCTCGATGACCTTAGCGAGTTGGCTGCTCATCAGGCCTCCTGCTTCTGCTGGAGTTGCTGATATTCACAACCGTGAGGGATGGTCAGCGCCAGGCCAAACTGAGCGCACCACGCTTCGACCTTGCACAGGAAGATGTGCATCTCTCCGGTATCCAGATCGGATGTATGTCGGGGCTCCCACGTGGTGGTCTTTTCACCAGTGATAAAATCGGTGTAAGTGACTTCGACAGAGCCCAGATAGGTCTTCTTGAGGTTGCGCTTTACCCAATCAGGGGTTGCGTCTGTGCGACCGGATTTAACCAGGTATTCGCTGATTTCCGTGTACCACATGTGGCTGAGTGCATTCTGGCTGAGGCTGCGTTTTTCGCGCCACTCTTTGACCTGCAGACGCAGGCATTTTCCGTCAGAGAGATGCTCCTGAAGAATCTGGCCTATAGCGTTGAAATTGCCGCTGTGAAGCTTGATGCCGCATTGAGGGATGTTCACGCTTCACCTCCGGAGAGGTCAAACGCTGAATGCGGAAAAACGCCGGTGGCTTTCGCCATCGGTGACAGGTATTGCTTTAAGGTTTTGTGCGCCATGCGTCCCCACTTGGCGCCGGAAGCTAGTCGTCAGTTGCTCAGGCTGACGATGGAATTATGGCTGGTTGAAGTTAGAAAATCAAAGCTAATTAGTAGAAGTTAAAATGCTCTGGAACTCCCAATCATCCTTCCCATGAGCCTTAGAAAGAATAGAATGTATAAGGGTTCCAGCAGTCAACAGAAGTTCCTCTTGCCCTTCTAGGTAATAACGCCATTTCGGACCATGAAAAAGATTGTTCCTTAATCTGAAACAGACAAATAAACATAGTTCTAACTGAGTACCTGGCTCTTCTTGATGGGCCGCCATGACACCATAGTAATATTTTTTCATGTCTGGCCTTGTGTGTGTATTTTCTCCGCAAAGGCTATCGTACCTTTGTTGGTCACCTACGTATCTTTTTGAAAAAACGCTAAAGGTTTGATTAGTTACTTTTTCATCAAAAAAACCTCTCTCTACCAATGCCTTAGCGTAAGCAGCGCTTTTCCCTTGTCCGCCTGAGCAATCAAGAAGCAAAGACTCAAAGAATGAAAAGTATAAAAAGTAGCGATTAACCGACATTAGTAATGAAGGAGTAATCCTTCCCCTAGCGCCAATCAGTGCGTCAAATTCAGCTGAAAAATCGAAAGCCGATGTTTCAGTTTCCTGCTGTTCGTTTGTGTCATTTTTTTGCATTTAAGTCTGCCATCTCGATGTAACGCGGATCGGATGCTTTCGGCAGCTGGATGCTCTGCTCACTGCCTACATGCCTACATGCCTACATGCCTACATGCCTACATGCCTACATGCCCAGAGTATAGCCAGAATTGTTTCATTCATCATTGCTCGACCATCAGCATGAAATGTCAGCATACAATTCGTTTATTGATGCAGAAAGCATAAATTTGTGATAATACTGTAACTTAACTGATGTCATTAATGACTTACCCATAATAAACAAGTAATAATATCAAAAAAAATAAAATAAGGACATTTCATGATAGATTTTATTCGAGATCTGTTTTCAGCATTCAAACACACATCTTTAGAAAGGGTAAAGAGCCCATTTCTTGGAGCTTTTGTTTTTTCTTGGATTGGATTTAACTGGCCAATGCTTTCAGTTTTATTTTTCAGCAAAAAAGACATTGAAACAAGGCTTGAATTCATAAACAATAATTATGATATTGGTAACTATCTTTTAGGTCCTATTTGTACAACAGCTCTCATATCAATGCTGCTACCTCAAATAAATAAAATCGTTACTAAAATACAAGACAGACCAAACACTGAGACCGTAGAATTAAACTTAGCATCTAAAATAAAAATCGCAGAACTACAACAAAATATAGCTGAAATAGAAGCAAGAAAAAAACTTGCAGAAAAAAAAGAAGAAAAATATATAGATGAAAGTATCTATAGAATTAAAAGTGATTACGAAAAATCATTGAGCGATTTATCTGAATTAAAATCCTCTATAGAAAAATTAAGAGAAAGCAACACCGAACTTCAAGGTTATCTAGCAAAAACCGAAGTTAAATTATCGTCAGAGCAGGAATCAAAAAATGCTCTCCAAAGTCATTTGGCCACAGAAAAAGAGAATAACAAAGCACTTAATGTTAAGTCATCAAAAATACACGAAGAAAATAAAACACTGAAAAATCAAATAATTAAAATGAAATCAGACGAAGAAGATTTAAATAGCACCATTTCAGAGTTATTATTCAAAAAATCAGAGCTATTAAAAGAACTTCAAAGTATTGAAAAAAGACATCGAGAGATATTCTCATTGAATGAAGTTAATGGAAAGTGGCATTTTAGAATCAACAATCAAGCCAAACAGGATTTGCGCTTCATTAACAGCATATTAAACAACAAAAGACAAAAAATAGATTACGATTCAAATATCATAATTGCGAATAGTGATTTGGAAGAGCATAAAATCCAACCTATTAACTATACTCATAGAATTAAAAATCATGATAAAAATAGCAATTAATTAACAACGCTACATTTCAAACAGGTCAAAGTTAATCATTTTTAACCTTGACCTGTATAACACCACTATAAAATGTAAAAATTATTTGATTATTTTTCTCACCTGAAAGCCATCTTCACAGGCCATCATCCAGCCCTTTGCATGTCTTGATTGAAGGGTTTAAGCCAGATGAATTTAATTAATATTTTCATAAATTTCTGCATGGTGAAATAATAAATACGCATTATAAATCCCAATCCTTTAACAAGCATTATTCAATCCCTGATAATGCTCGTTGAAAATCTGATAAGTGCTCTTCTGGCCTGATAATTATTCCTCCGTCGCCATCCAGTAGTTAACCGTTCGCCAGAACTTTCATACTGCTACCAAAACGCCCTGTTTTGCCAGGATATTCGCAGCCTGGTTGATGCAGGTATGCGTCATTCCCGAAGCCGCGGCGACATCAGGCGAGCAGCAGGTTTTATGCGTTTTCAGGTAGTTCAGAATTGCGTCTTTGCCAGTCATGACCGATTCTCCCGATAGCTGTCCCAGGTAAACGAAATCGTGCAGCCGCCGCCGTCGTTCATGCGGTCGATGACGCGCTCGCCGATAAACTGCGTCAGCTCATCCTTCGGCAGGTTGCTGATCAGGATCGTGGGCTTCAGCTTTTCGTAACGGGTGTTGATGATTTCGAACATGATCAGCTTCTCCGCGTCGCTGCCGAACTGCACGCCAACCTCATCAACAATCAGCAGGTCTGGCTTCGTGAAGTAGCGGATCACGTCTTCCTCGGTTCGAGTGGAAGACTTAGACCATGTCGATTTAAAGTCCCGGGCAATCTTCAGCGCGGTAGTGAAAACTACAGGGCTCTGGTGCTCGGAAATAACTCGCTTGGCGATCGCCAGGGCCAGATGATTCTTCCCTGTGCCGGGCTTGCCACACATAACGAGCCCTCCGCCCTGCTTCAGGCGATCCGCCCAGCGACTCGCATATGCCTGGCAAATTTTCAGAGCGCGCCCCGCTTCTTCGGTTACTGGCTGGTAATTTTCCAGCGTGCATGACTCAAACCGGGCGGGGACCCTGAGCTCCAGCATCAGGCGCTCCACGTTCGCAATGCGATTCCTGTCATCTGTTTTGGCTTTCTCGTTACGCAGGAAAACCAGCTCGTCTTTCAGGCATTCAGGACAACGTGTTGGGGCGCCGGGCAGACGAACAGGGCCAGTAGAAATTCTCTGGCGCTGCTCATACTCACCGTGTTTTTCGCAGATCACGACATCCGTCAGAACTTTGGTGTTTGGGATAGACAACGCCGGCTGTGACAGCTCCTGCAGATGTTTTTCAACCAGAATGATTTTCTCGTCCAGGTTCATTGTTGATCCCTCATCCAGTCCGGAATTTCTGTTTTGCCGTAGTCTTTGTCAGCGAATCGCTCGGTGACGCGGGACTCCTGCCGGCGCTGCGGCCTGGTACCTTTCGGCTCAAAAAGTCCCTGCCAGCCATTCGCGATGCTCTGGTTAATAATTTCGTCAGGGGAGTAACCGTTCAGTCTGCAACGGTCCAGCAGGTTGATGGCCAGGGTAACCGTCTGTTGAGATTTGATCGGCTTTTTCAGGTCACGACGGTATGCCACCCATGACGACCAGATTTCTGCAGAAAGCCAGTCAGGCAACTGAACAGCTGACGCATCGAACGAAACCACCCGGGGGGATTTAGGGGGGTTATTAATAATGTCTTTATTGTCTTTTGTATGTTTGTCTTTTGTGTTTACCTGATTTGGGTAATAGGAGTTACCTGATTCGGGTAAACTTTCCTTACCTGATTCGGGTAATGTTACCTTTTTCAGGTAAGGTTGTTTTTCTGTACCTTTTACGGGTAAAGATGACCATTCGCTGACCGCTTTATTAATCCCGATTACGCGACCGGTTTGAGTTAATATCCCCCGCTTAACCAGGGCGCTTTTTGCAGCTGAACACTTGTGCGGAAGAATGCCGGTCAGCACGGAGATCTGCTCGTTACTGACCCAGTCAGATTTCTTGTTGAAGCCGTATGTTTTGCGCATGACAGCCATAAACACCAAAAGCTGATGCTGCGACAAACCCGCATGCATGACAGCTTCAAGGAGCTCATTGGCGATGCGCGTAAACCCATCGTCGAGATCTGCCACGCGCAGCTCCTGTAGTGCCACGACAGGCACAGGGAAATTGATTACTTCGGCAGTATTTGCCATAATTACTCCTGTGAATTGATCCAGTAATTCGCACTGAAAGCCGTTAGTGTCCTACCACTGCGGCTTTCGCCTTTTTCAGAACAGCCCTTGCTGCTTAACAGGCTTTGCTCTTTTCGTTTCGAACTTGTCAGACGGTAACGTCTGCTTCTCTGCCCACAGCTTTGCGTGGCGTAACACATCATCAAAAATCCTCCCCTTACGACTGGCCTGGGACATGCGCTTGTACATATCGACTGCCTGGTATGCCCCCCCTGAGCCACTGCCTGGGTGAATCCCTGGCGCATCAGCTCTTCGCGGACGTTCTTCTCAATGAATTCGATGTGGTTCATTCAGTCCCATCCCAGCGGACCTGGCCGGCACCGCTCAGCACGTAATCCGATATCTGCCAGCGTTTCTACCGACTGCAGGTAATGCCGGGAAACCACTACCGCTTCAGGCGGAACTACCTGCAGACCAAGCACGGACAACTCTTTTGCTATGTCAGCGAAATGCCCTTCCCCCTTTCTGCGACTGACTGCTGATTCACTGATACCCAATATCTCCGCGTAAGCCTTCTGCCCGATAGATGAAAGGCGGTTGAGTAAAACCCCTTCCAGCTCAATCGGGTTGAGGATCGGCGGTTCTAAGTTGCGGGCTATTGCGCTTTGCATTTGTGAGACTCCCTCTAGTGTTGTTTGGAATAGCCGCCTTTTAGACGGCTTTTGGTTTGCTAACTTCCAAGATCTGAGCTGCTGTGTACTGACCTTCAGAGGCGCTTGCTATTTTTTCCGCGTACGTCGTCTCGCCTGTGTAGTCAGTTCTTGGAAGGCTGCCGCTACCGATCCATTTGTAAATGGCTCTCGGGCTGCGACCACAAGCTTTAGCGACAACTGGCACGCGGATTTGCTTGATGATTTCGCTGAGGCTGGATGCTGCCATTTTTAATCCTCGAAAATGAACTGTAGGTACATACTATGTCGGAACTGATAGTTCACGCAAGTGGTATTATGATTGAACCCATGGTTCAGGAAGAAAAAGCGCGAAAAGAATTCTCCAAGAGGCTTGCGCTAGCCTGCGACAAAGCCGGTTTGCAGTCACATGGTCGTCAAGCTGATATAGCGAAGAGGATGAAGTTGACACCGAAAGCGGTAAGCAAATGGTTTAATGGAGAGTCAATACCGAGACGTGGGACGCTGCAGGAATTGGCAGCGCTCATTGGCACGTCTTCATCCTTTCTCCTTGGAGACAGCCCATCTGATGGCATAGCGGCAGGCCACTTATCTCAATCACCCGATAGTTTTAAAATCGATGTTCTCGATATTGCAATGAGTGCCGGCCCTGAAGTTATCAATAGGGAGTTCGTTGAAGTTCTTCGCTCTGTGGAGTACGCACCCGAAGATGCCCGCGCCATGTTCGATGGACGTAAGTCGGAAAACATCCGTATCATCAACGTTCGCGGTGACAGCATGTCGGGAACGATTGAACCTGGAGATCTGCTCTTTGTCGATATCAGCATTAAGAGCTTCGATGGCGACGGTATTTACGCATTCCTGTACGATGAGACTGCTCATGTTAAGCGACTTCAAAAGATGAAAGACAAGCTGCTGGTTATCTCAGACAACAAGAGCTATGCAGCCTGGGACCCGATCGAAAAAGACGAAATGAACCGTGTTTTCGTGTTTGGGAAGATAATCGGAAGCATGCCGCAGACTTACCGCAAGCACGGATAGCCCATCTTTAATGCCGGCCCTTCTCAAGCGCCGGCTCCCTCCAGATAGATTTAAATAAAAACTAAATATACTTAATGTTCATAGCGTTAAGACTTATTGAACTTTCAATTCAATTAAAATGTACTTTTGGTACTTTACAATGATGAACCATTAGTACATTATCAACTCATCCAAATAACACCGGCAACGCTGGAACCTAGTTAAACGCTCAGCTGGCCAGCTTTAAGGCAAGGGTGAAGAGATGATCCGCGAAGAAGACAAGCCTGCATGGCGTAATTTTTGGTTAAAGGTCGTTCCGTTTTTGGTTGCTGTAATCGCAGTTAGCTATCCGTGTTGGGGTGGCAAATGAGCAAACAAGGCATTCGTTCACTGATTTACTGCCTGCTGGTCTGTGGCCTTATCTGGTCAGCGTTGATTATCAAAATTCTTCATGCTGCGGGGGTGTTCCATGGCTAAAGCAATTCCAAACAACGGACGCGCCGTGATGATGCGTAATCGCCGAACCGGCGCCGCATGGCTGGTCAGCTTCGACTATCGAGACGGCAGCTACTGGCACGAGCCACAAGGCAATCTGCGCCACATCCGCCGGCCTTACGCCTCACGCAGCATTGAACCAAACCTGGTACCAGCCGGGACGCATTAACCAGCGCATATCAGCGCACGAATTATCTGAGCTATCAGGCGGCTTTCATCGCGCCGGGGATTCTTACAACCAAATTTCAGGAGCGAGCTATGAACGCATACCGCGCATACGACGCTATCGAAGAACGGAAATGGGCTGAACAGTCGCTCACAGAAGAAAAGCAGAAATGGATTGACGATCGGGCGCAGGAAATTATCGACGCCATGCCGAAAGAGCCATCAGGCCTGTTCCGCTTCTCTGTGCCGATGGACAAAAGCCCATATGAAGGCCTCCGCAGCGATGCCGCCGGCGAGGCATATAACGATTTCATTTCGGCAGTAGCTTACGCCCAGGCGGAATACGACTGGGCTCACCGCACCGGCTGGCCTGGGGAAAACAGTATGAGGCCGATGCTCGCACCCTGTTTGAGTTCACCACCGACGTGAAGGTAACCGAGTCGCCGATCCTGTTCCGTGACGAAGGCATGCGCACCGCCTGCTCACCTGATGGCCTGTGCAGTGATGGCCGCGGCCTTGAGCTGAAGTGCCCTTTCACCTCTCGCGACTTTATGAAATTCCGGCTTGGCGGCTTCGAGGCTATCAAATCCGCCTACATGGCCCAGGTGCAATTCAGCATGTGGGTAACCGGTAAGGATGCCTGGTATTTCGCGAATTATGACCCTCGCATGAAGCGAGAAGGCATTCACCACGTGGTTGTTGAGCGCGACGACAAATACATGTCCGACTTCAACGAAATGGTGCCGGAGTTCATCAGCAAGATGGACGAATCGCTGGCGGAGATCGGCTTTACCTTCGGGGAGCAGTGGAAATGAAACGCACTCCATTTTACCGCAGGCCCGGCAAAGTCGGGAAATTCTCCGGCCTTCGCGAGCGCGTGATCTGGATGATTCAGACGCGCGGCCGCCCTTTAACCGGCAGCGAAATAGCGGAGAAGTTCGGCGTGACGCTTGTCGAATTTAACCGCGTTGCGAACGGCATAACCAAGGGAGAAGGCCGAATTGCACAGCTGATCGCATCGGAAACCTGGCTCAACGAGGACGGCATCTGCGATCGCACCTTTGACCTGATCACAAGGCCAAAGGTCATTACCCCGCAGGGTAAAACGCGCCTGTTCACTAAGCGCTCGATAGCTCAGGCCGCCTCTGGCAACCGCCAGAAATGTATTGATAATGCGGCCAGGCGCCGCCGGCTGATCGCCTCTGGCCTCTATATCGATGAAATGGAGTCAGTCCTATGAACCGCTACTCACTTATCTATGCTGACCCGGCCTGGTCTTACGGGAACACGATCAGCAACGGTGCCGCCGCCGACCACTACACCACCATGAGCTTGCTCGATATGAAGCGGCTCCCGGTGTGGGAGCTCGCCGCGGATAACGCCGTATTGGCGATGTGGTACACCGGCACCCACAACCAGGAGGCGATCGAGCTGGCTGAAGCGTGGGGATTTAAGGTGCGCACAATGAAGGGTTTTACCTGGGTGAAGCTGAACCAGTTGGCTGAGCTACGCATTAACAAAGCGCTGGCAGATGGAGACGTCGCCGACTTTTACGACTTCCTCGCACTGCTGAATACCGAGACGCGCATGAACGGCGGCAATCATACCCGCGCTAACACTGAAGACGTTCTGATCGCCACCCGCGGCGCCGGGCTGGAGCGCAAGCACGCCGGCATTAAGCAGGTGGTCTACAGCCCGCTCGGCGCGCACAGCGAGAAACCGTGGGAAGTTCGCCACCGTCTGGAGCTGCTCTACGGCGACGTGCCTCGGATTGAGTTGTTCAGCCGCAGCGCAGCGCCAGGCTGGAGTCACTGGGGCAACCAGTGTGCCACCGCTTCAGTTGAGCTGATCCCCGGCTGCGCCATCGACGTTGTGAAGACGGAGGCCGCATGATCCCAGCAGCTTACTACAACGAGATCGACCCATTCGCGGCGCAGTGGCTGCGTAACCTCATAGCCGCCGGGCATATCGCCCCGGGCGAAGTTGACGAACGGAGTATTGAAGATGTCACACCTGACGACCTCAGAGGATTTACCCAGTGCCACTTTTTCGCCGGGATCGGCGTCTGGTCCCATTCCCTCCGCCTTGCCGGATGGCCTGACGATCGCCCGGTCTGGACTGGCTCCTGCCCGTGCCAGCCTTTCAGCCCGGCAGGCAAAGGAGATGGATTTGCTGACGAGCGGCACCTTTGGCCCCAGTTCTTCCACCTCATCAGCGAGCGCAGGCCTCAGCATGTCTTTGGCGAACAGGTTGCAGCAGGTAACGCAAACGTATGGTTCGACCTTGTACAAGCTGACCTGGAAGGAATGGGATACGCCTTCGGGCTTGTGCCGTTTACGTCAGCGGGCATCGGTGCGCCGCACATCAGAGAGCGGGCCTACTGGGTGGCCAACGCCAACAGCGGCATCTGTGACCGGAGCGGGAACATCAGGTCGTCAGGGCGGGATGAATATTCAAACGGCGGCGATGATGTCCGGCTGGCCGACGCCGGTAGCGAATACAAAGGATCAGCCAGAAACAACGCGGGGGCTGGAGAATCTTGCCGGGCTGGTGAAGATGGCGGGTTGGGTAACACCAACGTCACGGGATTGGAAGGACTCGGCAGGAATGACAGCGCAGCGGGACGGGAAAGACAGGCTGGACCAACTGCCGCGCCAGGCATACACCTGCGGGCCCTTGAGGTTAACGGTTTTTGGCGAGATGCGGACTGGCTCTTTTGTCGAGATGGCAAATGGCGTCCAGTTGAACCCGGCACATTCCCGCTGGTTGATGGGGCTGCCGCACGCATGGGACGAGTCGAGCCCGGGGTGGCAAGAGTGGCAAGCAGCAACCGCGTCGGCCGCCTGAAGGGTTACGGCAACGCCATAAACGCACAGGCTGCCGCGGCTTTCATTCGCGCTTATATGGGGGTCACATGACGCCAGAAGAACAGAAAAATGCCCTGCGCAACGTCGCACGCAAAGCAAACGATGAGATTAAGGCGAAGAGGATGGCATCACCTGCTGTTAGTTGCGACGAGATATCACGGCCGATCCTTAACGGATGCATGTCGGTCATTAAGCAGCTCGGTTTAACACCAAGCCACCTCTATGTCGAAATCGGCATTTTGAACGGAAAGATAAAGGAGCGCTGATATGCCAGAAATCATCGATCAGGCCAACGAGCTGGCAGAGCGTCGACTTGAACAAACCATCCAGAACATGCGCATCAACCATAACGCGGTATCGGCCACTCACTGTGTGGATTGCGGGGACCCTATACCGGCACGGCGTCGGGAACTGGTGGCTGGATGTCAGCGCTGTGCTGACTGTCAGGAGGAAGAGGAATTACGCGGTAAGCACCGGAGGCCGTGATGTTCAAACTGATACAGCGCGGACAGGTTTACGCCGACAGCCACGGATGGCCGGTGCTGATTCACAGCAGTGATGATAAGACGGTGCGCTACTGGCGCCAGGGTCGGATCAACACGGCAAGCATGGACAGATTTCAGAATGACTTTGAACCGCTCTCCCGCGAAGAGGCGCACCAGATACGCGCTGAACTGGAGCAGAGCGAGCACATTAAGAAGTTGCGCGCCCAGCGCGCGGCCTGATTCAGGAGAGTATATGAGCGACGTAATTCAACTGGTGCCTAACAAGTGGGTCACAGAAAAGAAACTCACAGAAATTACCGGTCTTCGTTCTGGAACAATTGAACGAGCCAGAAAGAACTCCTGGTTCGTTGGCCGAGAATATATGCATGTATCACCTGATGGTGATCCAAACCCGAACAGCCAATGCATGTATAACCTGGAAGCGATAAATCAGTGGATAGAGCGCCAGTCGTCGAAACAGCCAGGTGCTCATTCATGCTGAAAGCGATATTCTTAACATGCTCTTGGGCGCTAGGGAGGAAGAATGGCCAAATCGTCATATCCAACTGGCGTTGAGAATCATGGCGGATCGCTTCGCATATGGTTCATTTATCAGGGCGTCAGGGTCAGGGAAAACCTTGGCGTTCCTGATACACCAAAAAACAGAAAGACGGCTGGCGAGCTAAGAAGCTCAGTATGTTTCGCAATCAAAATGGGTACTTTCAACTATGCCAGCCAGTTTCCTGAATCTCTTAACCTGAAAAAATTTGGAGTGGAGAAAAAGGAAATAACAGTAAAGGAAATTGCTGAGAAATGGCTTGAGCTCAAGCGGATTGAGATGAGCAGCAACGGGTTTGTTGGCTATGAGTCCATTGTAAAAAACATGGTGCCACGGATCGGCGGGGACAGGTTAATTTCCTCAGTTAACAGAGAGGATTTGCTGCTTATAAGAAAGGAACTTCTGACCGGGTGGAAAGTGCCTAAAAAAGGACATAAGCCATCAAAAGGAAGAACGGTACCCACTGTTAACAACTACATGACCACTATTTCAGGAATGTTCAGTTTTGCTGTAGCGAGTGGGTACACGGCAGAAAACCCGTTTAACGGTATATCAGCTTTAACAAGAAGTCGTCCAGACCCCGACCCTCTTTCGAGAGATGAGTTTCTTCGACTGCTTGATAGTTGTAAGCATACTCAGATCAGGAACATCTGGGCCCTTGCAGTATACACAGGCATTCGTCATGGGGAGCTGGTTTCACTGGCCTGGGAGGATATCGACCTGAAAGCGGGAACGATGATGATCAGGAGGAACTTTACGCCCACAAATGAATTTACCATGCCAAAAACTAAAGCTGGAACGAACCGGGTTGTTTTCCTGATTGAACCAGCAATAGAAGCACTCCGCAGCCAGGCAGAGATGACAAGGTTTGGTAAACAGCATGAAGTAGAAGTAAACCTACGGGAGTATGGGCGAAAGGAAAAGCACGAATGTACGTTTGTGTTTGATCCGAGACTAACCGGACGAAACTACCTTGCAGGAGACCATTATGCAGTCGGATCGATAAAGAAAATTTGGGATGCTCATATTAAGCGGGCCGGTCTGAGACACCGAAACGCTTATCAGACGAGACACACTTACGCTTGCTGGTCGCTGTCAGCTGGAGCAAACCCTAACTTCATCGCCACGCAAATGGGCCATGCCGATGCACAGATGGTTTACAAGGTTTATGGGAAATGGATGGCAGAGAAAAACACGGAACAGGTGGCGCTTTTGAACCAGAAACTATCTGATTTTGCCCCATCCCTGCCCCACGATGAAGTGATGAATGGATAATATATTGATATATCATTACGTTACATATCAACATGCTACATATTGATAACACAAGAGGCACGAAATGCGCTCGACCGGGTGCAAAGCTTGTGGTGTGATCCCTGTTCAATATATTAAACTAGGCCTCGCAAATGACCGCCAGCGTCGCCATCGACCGTCACTGCGGGACAGAGTCGGGTAATAAAGGTATACTCCGCCTCCTTTTTTCTGCTTCGGTTTTTGATGGAAACGCTCCAGTGAGAGGACGCTACTGCGCACCATGACACAATTCACTTCTCCTGTACTGCACTCGCTGCTCGATACGGACGCCTACAAGCTGCACATGCAGCAGGCTGTCTTCCACCGCTACGGCGATGTACACGTTGCGGCGGAGTTCCGCTGCCGCGGGGACGATCTGCTCGGTATCTACGCCGACGCAATTCGCGAGCAGGTTGAAACCATGCGCGACCTGAAGCTGCAGGACGATGAATATCACTGGTTGTCTACCCTGCCGTTCTTTTCTCAGGATTATCTCGACTGGCTACGCGACTTCCGTTACGACCCGGGCCAGGTCACCGTCAACAATGAAAACGGCAAGTTAAATATTCGCCTGTCCGGCCCGTGGCGTGAAGTCATCATGTGGGAAGTTCCGCTGCTGGCGGTGATTAGCGAGCTGGTCCATCATTACCGCTCGCCGGAAATCAGCGTCGATTTAGCGCTGGAAACCCTCGAACACAAGCTGGCTGATTTTGCACAAATCACCGCCGGCCTCGATCTCAGCCACTTCCGTCTGATGGACTTCGGCACCCGTCGTCGCTTCTCGCGTGAAGTGCAGCAGGCCATCGTCGAACGCCTGCAGCAGGAGCCGTGGTTTATCGGTACCAGCAACTACGATCTGGCTCGCCGGCTTCATCTGACGCCAATGGGCACCCAGGCGCATGAATGGTTCCAGGCGCATCAGCAAATCAGCCCCAGTTTAGCCAACAGCCAGCGCGCGGCGCTGGCAGCCTGGCTGGAAGAGTATCCTGACAAACTCGGTATCGCTCTCACCGACTGCATTACCATGGATGCTTTCCTGCGCGATTTCGGCCCGGAATTTGCCAGCCGCTACCAGGGGCTGCGCCACGATTCAGGCGACCCTGTCGAGTGGGGCGAAAAAGCCATCGCCCATTACCAGAAGCTGGGGATCGACCCCATGAGTAAAGTGCTGGTCTTTTCCGATAACCTCGATCTGGCAAAAGCCGTCGATCTCTATCGCCACTTCTCTTCGCGGGTCAATCTGAGCTTCGGCATTGGCACGCGTTTAACCTGCGACATCCCACAGGTTAAACCGCTAAACATCGTGATAAAGCTGGTGGAATGTAACGGTAAACCGGTCGCGAAACTCTCCGACAGCCCGGGGAAAACCATCTGTCACGACAAGGCTTTTGTCCGGGCACTGCGTAAAGCCTTTGACCTTCCGCCGGTGAAAAAGGCCAGTTAA